AACGCATCTTCGGTTGACAGGTCTCCGTAAAGATTACCGCTAGTCGTAGCGTAAGCGGTAGTCGTAATAGCCATTTTGGTCTCCTAAATTAACTTACATTCGTTATTCTTTCCCAGAATCTCGACTTGTCATCTGGGTTACTAATAGGTGCAGGAGGTTTCTTCTGAACTGGCTTTCGGGAAACTACAGTGGATGCTGTCTTTCTACGTTCCTCCCTCTTTGTGGTGTCTATTTCCACTTCCGGTTCAGCTTGGGGTCTTTTAGCTTCGGTGGGGTACTCATAGAGAAAACCTCGCATCAGGTCTACAAACCCAGCAGAATCGCTAAAGTCTGTGACTACAGATTTCCGCCAGTTACTGGATAAAACCCACTGAGCAAAAGTTGGATTGTTGAAATCCAAATCTTCTGCATTGGTGATCCCAAGTTGTTGGTTGGCTTCCCGGTGTCGTTTGGCAAGGGCAACTTCAACTTGTCTGGCTTGTCGTTCTTTCCGAACTTGTTCTAAGTCCGGTTCGACTGATTGCTTTACTGAGTTGATCTTCTGCTCAATCAAATGATTGATGCCTCTGAACAAATCAGGAAACGCTGCAATTTCATCCCTGACATCCTCTGGCATGGAAGCAAGAAACTCTTTAAGATCCTGCTTGGTAACCGTAGGTGTTTCATCAGGATTTGCTTGAGGCTTAACCTGCTGCATAGATTGCAACTGTCCTTGCAACTGCTGAAGGCTATCCTTCATCTCCTTGTTTTCAGCCTTTAACTGCTGAATGAATGCCTGAGAATCCCGAAATCGTTTGACAAGCTTTGGGTCATTTAATAGCTCATCTTTAGGGGGTTCTGGCTTTGGTTCTTCTTCAGGTTCCGGTTCAGGTTCCTCGGCTTGAGGTTTTTGAGTTGGATTTTCTTGAACAATCGAAGACCACAGATCAGCAGCAGTCATCTCAGCAGGGGTCTCTTCTGCGGAGTCTACCTCTTCAACTTCTTCAACCAGTTCTGCGGTTTCTTGTTCTGCCATAGAGCATCTTCATTAGAGTTGTAATTTGTCCGGGTAGGAGAGGATCTCCTTAAAGGCTTGAAGTCTACCGACTCGGACATTATGCAGATGTAAATCTTCTGAGCTAACCGGGTTCGACAACCTCTCCTGCTCGGCTTTGCTCTTGGTTCTGATCCATTCCTCGATATGCTGCCATATCTTGCTCTGTCGCAAGACCCCGATTTCCTCGGGAGTTAGGGGGTACTGCTGGGGGTTGTTGGCTTGCCATTTGTTCACGAGATAATCCCTCTAGCAAGATTTGACGTTCTAATTCTTTTTGTTGCTCTTGTTGATTCTGCTGCATCTGTTGCTGTTCCAGCTTGCGTAACTCCTCTTTGAGCATAATCGACAAATCAGAGAAATCCGTAGGTTGGACAGGTTGCCCCTGATCCATCATCTTGAGAACTCGCTGAATCTCCAGATCCCTCCGTTGCTGTCCAATGCTCTGTCTCTCTTCCAGTGCGGCCTTTAAACGGGCTAACTGTTCTTCAATCTGGCCTTCTTGCAATTTCTTTTGAGCCTCTATTTGCAATTGCATCTGCATCTGTTGCATCTGCTGCTGCTGATCTTTTTGCTTCTCTTCCGGTGATTTGAGAAGTGCATCCGGTTCAAGCTGAAATGCGTCCAAAATAGGTTTGGCTAACCGCTCAATCCGCATCTCCTGCGCTAGTTGCGGTAACTGCTGAAGAACCTGCATAAACTGCAGAAGTTGCTGATTATGTACTTCTTCTGCTACATACCGCTCATACCCAGTACAAAGTGCTTCGGCATCACAATGTAACTCAGGGTCATCGGTGTCCACCAGAATCCATCGATAAATTCCGTTGAGCGCACCTCGCAACATGTTGGAGATAGACTGTACAACGGCAGCAGTTTGACGTTGCTGATTGGAGTTGAGGATACTCATCCCCGTTGCGGTACGAGTCTGATAGCTTGCTGTCTGACCCATACCAATCGGTGATTGTCCTGAAGAAAGATTGGCTTCCCTCTGCAAGAACTGCATAAACTCCATCAGACCATGTGTGACATCAGGAATCACTACAGGTCGGAACGCACTGGCAACATCTGCACCCGGAGCAAACTGCCAAACCTTTCCGGGGTAGAGGTCTGTCGGATCTTCGTTTGCTGCCAACTGGCTTGCATCCATACCAACCATTGGTACGGAAGAAAGTTCTTTCCCCTCCACATACATCGACATCGTAAAATTGATTAGAGACTGTAAGTCCCGAATCGACCAGTAAATACCATCACCCCAAATGGAGTGCGTATTCTGCTGCCAGTAGGCAAAGTGATAAGGAAGGGTACTGTCATAGGGGTTAATCACAGACTTGATTACACGGTCTCCTAAGACGGTGATACAAACAGGTAAGACCATCATCTCGTCCATCTCCTCGATGTCGAGATACCCCTCCAGATCTTCCTTGTCCAGAGTTCCCCAAAACTCTAAAAGCTCATACTCTTTCTCTTCTTCCTGAAAAGACTCCTGATGAGGATTCAGAGGTTCTTCATAATGATATGCCCCGATGTTGCTCTTGCGCTTGACTACATCCGCAATCGCTTCTACGTCATAACCAGATTCAGTAGTCAGTAGTTGTCGGGCTTGTACACTGGAAATACTAGTGCGCTCAACAATGTAACTTACATCCTCTAACGAAGTTGCTTCCGGTGACGGATATAGATTAAAGCAGGAAACAAACTTTACTGTCGGGGTGAGTTCTGCTTCGACTGCACTCTCAATACTCTCCAACCGTCCTGAAAACCGACCAGAGTACACAGGGAAATTTCTACGAGACAGTACAGGAGACTTGAGGATTCCTGTACCATGTAAGCACATCTCATGAAGTGCCTTCCCTATCTCTTTCGTAAAATTCGTCTGATCCAGAATATCCCGAATTCTTTGCTCCATATTCCGAGCACGATCATCTAAAATCTCGTGCAGGGGTAAGTGCTTCGCTAATTCCTTGATATACTGAGATCGTTCCTTGTCAGACATCTGCGGCATACCCTCTGCCATCTGATGAATATCTGCAGGAACAAATCTAGGTTGTCTGGCTGGTTTGATCGTAAAAGGAATCTTGTTGTTCTGAAACAACATTGAGTTGATCTTGATGTGTGCCGCATTGACCTCTCTACGGGTCAGGTTCATAAACGGTGGATTCTTGCCACTCTGTTTATTAACCTCGGTCACATAGATCCCATTGTACGCATCATCTCCGGGTAGCCACCTCTCATAATCAATGGTTCTTCGAAAATCTCTGGCTTTTTCAAACTTTTCACGAACCAGTGCGGCTAACTCATCCTTATCAATTTCCGGTGAGTCCTCAATATTCTCGGGATTCATAGGTGCTGCTGGATCAATCAAGGTCTGCCTCCACTTCTTTTAAAGTCTCCAGCAACTCCTCGGCAATACGTTCATTCACATCAGTCAATTCAAAGGAAGTAAAAGGTTCGTTGCGCTTTTCTTCTAGTAAATAACGCCATTCCTTGACTAAAGCCTGAACGTTAGACATGGCTAAAATGCCTGTAGGTAGGTCTTGGATTGCTAGGGATCTCATTATGAAATATTCGGTTCGCAGGATGTCGCATTGCACCCCAACAAGCTAATGCAGCAGACATTACACAGTCATCGTGAGCACCTGTGTTTGCTGCTTCTTTTCCATTGGGAAGAGTGACAAAAGTCATTAACTCGTCTACCAAAACAGGAGACCGAATCAGCAGTGATTCATCCCTAAGTAACTCTCGTAGAGTGTCAATTAACTGAGGTCGAGTCTTGATTGTCGTGAGGAAACCGACACGTTTTGTCCGCTTCTGACCTCTCTCATCCAACCTCATTTCATTGTAGAGATGAGTATAGTTGTGTTTGTCCAACAGAGATCGAAGAGTCACCAGACCGTGATTGTTTCGTTCCACTACAACCAGTGCCTCGTTGTAGTACTGCGCTAGGGTTACCAGCTTCCAAGCAAGTTGATCGGGATCAACCTTTGTCCTTAATTGAGCTACCTGCTCCAGTGTAAAACCGTCAATAACTACGGCAACCGACCAATCTGTATCTCGATCATTGACTTCAATTCCTTCCGCAACGTCCACCCCAATTCGATAATCTCGATTTGGAATCGGATCTCCGTAGACCTCAAGCTCACCTGTTGGATCAGGTTCCATCAGGTACTTGAGAGTGCCATTTGTCGGTTCTGTTCGATTTGTCGAAAGAGTGTACTTTTCCGGTTTCTTTTGAGCGTCTACTCTACTGCGAATCCTCTCCAGTGCCTCTCGATTGAACACCATCCGTCCGGTTGCCAGAAAAGCTTCCCGGCTACTTGTCGGATAATCCTGATGCATCTGATCCAGTGAACCTTGACAGTTCACATCAATGCTCAGTCTTCGCCACTTCAGGTTTTCTAGTGAGACCTTGAAAGTCTCGGGATCTTTTGAACCGAGATCGTAAGAAATAGACTCTTCAAGTAATCTTAGTTCCTCTTCACCACCGTAACGAGGATCTTTCCCGATAGATTCCTCAAACTCTTCACGTTCCGCTTCAGAATCAAAGGGAAGGGTGTAGTCATCAAACACATACCAAGGAAAAAACGTGGCTTCCCATCCACCTCGGGACTCTTCCTTGTGTGCTGACCAATAACTGTCGTAGAAATAACCACCCATTCCTCGGGCAGTTGACTCTAAAATAACCTCAGTGCCTTCGGCAATCGCTACGTTACGAAGCAAAGCACCAGCATAATCAAAGGCTTTATCTCCCCAACGAGAAACTTCTGAACAGTGCAAATGCTTGATCTGGTCACCGACAATATCTGATCCTCCTGCTGTTCCCAAACGGAACCGGACGTTTAGATCAGCAAAAGAAAGTTCACGTTTACCGGAATAGCCTTCTTTTGGTTTGAGGGGTGTCGGGTAATGCTTCAGCATTAACCTGACCATGTTAAACAAAGTGATCGTGGTCGGTTCATCGTGTGCGATGATTGCCACTCTCATGTTCTGTCCAATCAGTGCGGCCCGAAAGAATCGGGCCAGACAGTAGGTCGATAAACCACTTCTGCGTGGCTTGAGCACTACTTGTCGGACAAAGCCTGTCTTCTGTTTCTGCCTCTCACAACGATAGTGTAGAATCCGCTGAACGTTGTTCAGTTCGAAGGGAATCAACTCCCCGGTTCCGAATCTCTCGATCTGGAACTTTGAAAAGTGCCAAAGCGGATCTTCTTTTAGCCGAGATAAGACTTCTAGAAATGCCTCTGAGTTTCGCATCACCGATCAGCACGATTAACTGAAGGTTGTAGGATTCAAAGATACTTAGTACGTCCGATAGATTGTCGGGTTCTCGGAAATGGTAAGTAACGCCTACGAATCGCTTGTCTGGTAAACAACGCTGATTAATCAGCAACTGACCGAGTAACTCTTTCCACTGTTCAAACTTCTTACACTCGATGATCGTATTACCGACCAAAAGATCTATGCGTCCCAGTTTTGTCGGTACTTCAGTCTGCCCTCCGAGATTTAACTGAAGATACTGGACGATGTCAGACTCTTTGATGTCGGGTCTACGAGGAGTCATCTAAAACACTGATTATACAGTACAAACAAAAAAGTTACAAGGTCTGTCAATAGCCGAATGCAGTAAGCGAATCCTTGAACCTGTCCTCAATCTTGACCAACCGGAGCATTTCTTGAGCAATGTTACAAATCTCCTGCTGTGCATGATCACTGAAGCGTAACTTCAGAAAACTGATGAAACTTCTGAAGTTGAAAGTCACCACAAAGCGGATCTGGTTGGCGTAAGGCAACAGAAACCGAGATGATTCCTTTGCTCTAGCCCTAGAAAGTCCGGCTTCCTCCAACTCTTTGATAATCGAGTGATACTCTTTCTGCGTCATGTGGATGACTTGTTCGGCTCTTGCTGCGATATCGTCAGGCCAATCCTCTGGAATATAGTAGGAATCCCGTTTCAGTTCCTTGTATCGTGCCGATTCCGAGTTGATGCTCGTCCCGATTCGATGCTTGAGGAACTGGATGTGGGTCGCTATGTCTGATTGAACCCTAAAAGAAAGCAGACTGTGCTCAAACGGAGTCTCATGCCTGTTTTCTGCTAAAAACTTGAGTAAGGTCGAAACTCGATCCAGATTGTCTTCTGTCAGTTCCTGATTGGTACTGGCCCATGCTGCACGAGCATGAGATAAATCACTCCCTGCAATCTCCAGCAGGGTTACCGTGTTTTCACTCAGCATTTTCCTTCACAAATTGTCCGTTGACCATTCTACCCTTGCGAACCTTGATCGTGTCGTAGGCTTGCTGGATACACTCTTCCATTGTCAAATCCCACTTCATCGTTTGCATGACAAGCGTTACATAGATATCCCCAATTGCGTCCTTGATCTCATCACGATTATTCTCCTGAATTGCTGTACCCAGTTCATGAGTCTCTTCAACGGTCTTGGTAAACTGAGCGTAGGGACTAGATTCGTAACGAATACCAACCTTCGTTCCCCACTGCTCAATCTTTCGTGTCAGATCGTTTAGATCGTTTAGATCGTTTAGGTTTGGGTTCTTTGGTTCCATACAACTGCCTTTGCAATCTTAATCTAGCTTCACGTTGGGCATGTACCTTATTCAACTTGGCTTGCTCTATCTTCTTGACCTTCATGTACATGTCTTCGTTGGGTGTACCCTTAAAGACAATGCTTTCCAAATCAGCCAACCGGATGAAATTCTTCCCTTCAATGACTTTCGGTTTCAGCTTCCCGTATGCTTGCCAGTGTAAAAGAACTCTCCGGTCAACACCTAGAATCGTTGCTGCCTCTAAGAAACTGAAGTATGGTTCTACACAGTGTTCCATCATCCAGATCATTCTTTTCCAGTTGGTAGCAAGCACTCGGGGATCTACTTTCCCGACTTATCTCCTGCTAGAAAACTTTCTGCCGTGTGCTTGATCAGTAGGGTCTCTTCATCGGTCAAGAGGTAACTGGTCTTGTCTGTCGGATCTTTGAGCACCCTCTCCCAAAGCCGTAACATAGGAACCATCAACGTGTTCATGCGTGTCATGTAGTCTTGAAAATCAGGGGTCAGGTTACTGATCTTATCAAATGCAGGTAATGCCATTGGTGGCCTTTCTGTTCGTTAGGGTTTGTTCACGTTATAAACTCGGAGTTTGGGTTCCAACTCCTTCTTGAGTTTTTCTAAATACAGAGTTGCATCCATCAACTCTTCCTGTAAGTGGTCAATCCACTCCAAGATCTCTAAATCATTCCGATCCATTGTCTTGCCATACTTTTCGTGTCCGGCCCCGGAACGAGTACAGTACTTGAGAACCACGGTATCTAGAATTGAATCTCGTTGGGTTGCGTCTAGGACAGCAGATTTATGCATTAGTTTCTGAATTGTTGTCGTGGGCTTGGGCATAGGCCATTTTAAGTTAGTTATTGTGCCGTTAGAGTTTATCTTGAATCATTCACTCAAGTTAACGTCACTCATCAGTTGATGTTTTCAGTTATTTGCAGTTTTTCCAGTAGCTTGGATACTGACTCAACTCCAATCTGGTCGGGATTTACATCTTCATTCATCAAAGGAACGTGAAAATGTTCTATCAGGTCTAAGAACACTTGGAATTCGTATCGTGGAAACTCGGTGTCTTCCTCCACTGCAATCATCACTGCTTCAGGATCGTCTGCAATGTGTCCATCTAAGAATTCAGCAAGCTTCTCCATCAACAGAAATACTAACTCGGGGTTGAATTCGTAGAGGGAATACTCATTCTCTTCAGGTAAGTCTTGATCAGG